CGAGATGGCTAGGGGCGCCAGTGGGGGTGACTATTGGTGTCCCGTGTTCACCCCGCCCCCCGTGTGGCGTTGATCTGAGTACATACCACTCGGTAGCCGTCTGCGAGTGTGCCGCCTAGGGACTGGGGGAGTAGGTGGTCTACTGACAGGTGGAGGGTGTAGTGGGGTGCGTGGTCTAGTTCTGGTATGCCGGCGCAGAGGTTGCCGTGTTCTGTACGCCATTGTTTGAGGATGCGTTGTTGGAGTGGTTCCTCAAGGCGAGTGGGGGTGTGGGTGGGGCATCGGCTGCTCGTGGTGGGAGTACCGCAGTCAAGACACGGACGTTTGGCCTTCACCTGTGGGCGTCCTGGTTCCAAGAGATGATCACGGAGACTCCCTGGAAATTGTGCTGGTCGGGACGCACGTCTGAGACAGTGATCCCACTATAGTTCTATTACCCGGGAAAAAGAGTAGTTAGCTGGGCGCTTCGACCGTCATGTGTAATTGCACAAGGTCTTCGGGGTCGTATCTGGCTGGCTCGTGGAAAGCGCAGACAGTCCGAGTGGGGAGCGCCTTCTCCTTGCAGTTAGCGCAAGTACGGCCGTTGTAGACGTAGTCCATGATCTCGGGGGTCATGTTGAACAGTTCCCGCGAGTAGCCCTTAGCTGACCTGTGTTCGGCGAACTTTCGATGCAAGCGACCCTCGAGAGCTCGACCTCCAGCTTCGATAGCGAGCAGACGGACAGTATGCCCGTAGGAGGCGAACGATCGTATCCGGTTGTCCACGTCTACCGAATGGCCGATCTTTACAACATCGTCTATCTGGCAGAAGTACACCCAGTCACGACGGAACTGGCGTTTCTCCCGAGTCCGGTTTTTGACGCGCAGCTCGTCGACTTCTCTCTGCAGGTCCCTGGCCGTCCGGATGAGAGACGACGGTTCGTAGCCTCGGGTTCGGAGAATCTCGAATGCAGCGTCCAGGACCTGTTTCAAGTGAGCATTGCAGAACGGCTGACCGGGGAACACATCGTCGGGATCTTCGTCCTTCTTTGCCAATCTGGTGACAGCTTTCCGACCGCAAGGTTCACCCGATGCGCCGATACCGATGCACAGGTCGAAGGGGGTTGTCGGACGGCCGGCGTTAGTGAGCAGCGTGGCCGTTTTCCAAGAGCAGAGTGCGACCGTGCCGCACGGATCATCCGATCGTGACATACGCTTATTCTGCCTGTTGGATATGACAAAATCGCGTCATGACGGACGGATTGAACGACCGTTCAGGATTCAGGTGGTGTCGATGGTTTTCAATCGCCCCGGCATCCACAACCACAGAACATCAAGTCATCGAGCAGGCCGCGACGGTGCATCGAACGAGCCTTAGCTAAAGCCACCTTGTGGCCGACCAGTTGGACGTTCCGTTCATCCCAACTGAACGCAACACCCCAAGGATGGGCTCTGATACGAATGGCGTCGAGGAACTGTTCGTCGGTGATGTCTTTGGCTTGAATCCGACCGGCCTTCACGTGGTGTCTGCCTTCTCCACGACCGGACAGCCGAACAAGGTCGACCCGGCAGGAATACGATCCACCATCATCCAATGCTGCTGGCCGTCGTCATCGAGCACTGGCATTTCGACTGGTTCTCGCAGTGTGCCCTCAACGAGTTGCACCGGTAGGCACCACATAGGATCACCCTCACAGTCAGCATGTATCCGGTCGAGAACCTCCGACAGGAGCAGACCATCTACGGGAATCGGCTTACGTTCGCTCATGTGTCTGCCTTCTCCTGTATGCCCAAGTTGAAAGCAGCCTTAAGAGCAGCACGAGCTAGTCGATTACGGAAAGATCTAGTCAAGTGTCGGGTACTGGCAGGGTGCTTGTCGTACTCCTCGGCAATTGCGTTCCCGACGATGTTCAGCAACGGTACTGAGAACTCCTCGACTGATACGGACAAGACCTGGCGAGACTTTCCCCAATGCTCCATCCAGCCTTCGACCTGCTCTGAGGCGTAAGCCTGGTCGTCCATGTCGGACTCGTCCATACCCAACACGCCCATCACAATGTCAAAGGCGAACTGACGAACCTGCTTGGTCTCGACCAGTTCCAGTCTTGCTTCGCTCATGATTGGTTTCACGAAATCAACCCGTCCGTGTTCACGTCCACATCAGAAAACAGCAGCATGGCGAGGTCGGTCAGAACGTCGAAGCGGTCGTCCTCACGCCAGTCGGCAACAGCACGACCGTCCTTCTCATAGTCGGACACGTTGATTGTGAATCGAATGTCGCTCATGGTTGGTTCTCCTGGATGCGGAGAGCAGCGATGAGACCTTTGGCGATCGCCCGGACTCGGCCCTCCTCGAACGGGATGCCGTACGCCTCCTCCCACTCGTCGGCGTTGGCGGTCAGGTAGTCCAGGAGATAATCAAGAGCCTCCCCCATCCAGGCTTCGGGGTCGTTGATCTCCACCGGAGCGAATGGCATTAGAACGTCGATAGCTCCTTCTCGTAGGCTCACTGTTGCTCCTTGTCCGATACCACCAAGACCTCGGCATCGGCAAGACAAGCCCCACACAACTGTCGAGAATCCGAAACCTCTGGGTCTACGAAGTACAGGTGCTCCCCGCAAAAATAGCCGTCACAGTAGTCGTCGGCCTCACCGGGACCGTTTCCGCAGCTATAGGCCAGCCCTCGGTCGATTGGTGTCTCGCAGCCATCTTGGTTGCACTCATCGGGAACGGCATATCCGCACAGTTTCCCGTCGTACAAGTAATTCGCATATCCCATTACTGCTCCTTGTCCGATACCCACGCGGCTACTCGTTCGTCGTAGTCGTCAGGATGCTCTGATGGGTAGTACTCAGGCAGGTCTTTGCTTCGGTCGTAGCCCCACTCTCCTGTTGGCATCGCCCCCTCCGACGATCTGTCGTGGTACACCCGAAGCACCCGACCGTCGTAGAGAAGAATCCGACCCTCCGTCTGCCCATGACCGCAACAAGACGACGCTGCCAACGGGTAGAGGGCGCCCACAAGATCGGCGATACACCCGTCAACTCGCATGCGCTTGTCTCTGCCGTCGCCCGTATGAGACAGGCCAGCATTTACCCAGACGACCACCTCACGACCATCGAGACAGTTGGCCCCTTTGCAGCCCGCGAACACCGGATGCTTCGTCGTCATGAGTGCTCCTTGTCCGATACCAAATCCACCCACATTGACCGCAGGTTTTCCATAATCACGATTTCCTCGACGAAGCAGCGACGACATAGCCAGTCCCGCTTGTACCCACCCGAGTCCCAAGGGTTGTCATGCTTCTCGCCCTTCCCGCACCATGCCTGGACGAACGCTGGAGCAATCCAGGTCCCGCACTCAGCCCAGCCTGGCGTCTCGCCCTCGTACTTGTGCCAGAGACCATTGTGGAGCACAGCACGACCGGGAATCTTCCAATCGCACGCTCGGGCATGAAGCCACTTCGCAAGAGTCTTAGTCATTCCTTGTCCGATACCACCGGCTCAACTACTAAACCTGACTCCGAATGGGACTGATTAGTAGATACCACAGGCTGCCATTTACCAGCCGCACGTTGCTTGTGATAGTGACCGTTACAGAGCCCGCGAGCTTGCGCTCGTTTACCGCAGTCGTCTACGACACAACGCGGCATGTCGGCCCGAGACGGAGATTGGATCAGTCGGCGGCACTCCCGGCAGACGCGTTTACCGAGCTGGTCGATACGAAGGTTCTCCCCGTAGAGAGGGTGGCCGCGGTAACAGTGTGACTTGGCAGCGTTGGCAGCAGCCAGGGTGAGGCCGCGCAAGACGTTCTCTCTGAGCGTGACCGGCTCTAAATGCTCAGGGTTGACACAGCCCCGGTTGCGGCAGAGATGGTCGATGGTGAGTCCTTCGGGGATCGGCCCGACGAACAGAAGATAGGAGGCTCGGTGTGCCTTGCTGGTGCCCTCCATGTTGAAGAGCCCATAACCATCCTGGTTGCGCGACGCAGCCCACTCCCAACAACCGTCCTCCTGCTTGTCGACTTTCCGCAGAAACCGTTCTTCTGTGCTGATCCTCACACTGGTCTCCATTCGGTGATAAAACGCTCCTCGTAGCCGACTGGCTGCCACTTGTGTCTGTCCTCCCCGTCGATACAACCCTGACAATCGGATTGGGTTTCCACTTCGGCGGGAATGACCTCACTCAAATCGACCAGGCCACGCTCCACCATGCGACAAGGCTTTGGGTTGTCGGCTGGCCCAACGCCCCATTCGGACGCTATTTGGCTGTCGGCGAACCAATACTCACACGGCGTAGCTGCCGAGTCGCCAGCGCATCTATGTTCCTCGCACCACCAGATCACGTCGATGTTCTCACAGACAAACGGAGTATCAGGCAAGGTCATTTCCATGTCGCATCCTCGGCCGCGGCCTCGGCGTCAGTCAGCCCATCCCACGAACGGTCGGCCGATGCGAGAAGATGCTGCATCTGCTCATAGCAAGACGGAGCGTTGTCTGCGTGGCAGTACCAGTGGTCACCTATCGAAGCGAACCCTTCGGCGGGGTGCCTGCCACACAGCCCGCAAGGGTGAGAATGCAAAGGGCTCATTCGGTGTCTCCTGTATCGACCAACCCGGTATCCATGCACGTCAGGCAAGGCACCTCTCCCGGGTCATCCTTGCAGACAGGACAGAGTGTCGGTTCGGTGTCTCCTGTATCGAGAGGGACGATCAGATAACGGCCTGCTCTCATCCACATGTCCTCAACGTGTAGTTTCCCCGGCACCATGATCGGAGCACGAAAGTCGACTTCTAACCCTCCCAATTCTTTGACTGCGGTCAGAATGTCCTCACGGGTGGGAGGACGATAAGCAGGTCGCGTCTCGCAGGCCTCATGGTCGTGGCTGGAACAGGTATGCACTTCGCCGTAAGCAACTTCAAGGCTCATTCGGTCAACTCCCTCTCTACTAGTTCACCCGACAAGCCAAGCTCGAGATATCGGATGATCAGAGCCTTCAACGTGATGCTCTCCTGGGCTGCGCGAATCTTCAAAGCACGGTGAAGGTTGTCGGGGAGTTCGTAGTGGATGATCGCCATCAGGGGATCGTCGGGGTAGACGCCTCGTCGACGGGGGCCAGACCGCTCCCAGGTTCGTTGTCGATGAGCCACTGATCTGCTTCGGGCCATTCCACTCGCAGGTGGTCCGATCCGTACTGGCGGCAGATCACTGCAAAGCTGAGCGTGACCTCCACCAATCCACCACATTCAGGGCACAACGGCGTGCTGCTCATACCCATAACCTTAGTTCGCATTGCGCGCATTGTCAACATAGGACTACTGCTTCTACTAGTTCACAGGCAGGCTCACCAGGATTCAAGACCCTCGGTTTCGTGACTACCGGCGCCGGGCGCGTCGTCGAAGCCCGGCAACCAGGAGCGTCACAAAGGCAGCGTCCCTGATGTCCGTATTCGTAACGGCAAAAGTGAGGATGTTCGGCGCCGGGCCAGGTGTTGAGACACCAAGGGTCATCGTGCCAGTCAACGGATCTCAAAGCATATTCGATTCGGCTCATTTGGTGGACTTCGCATGACAGGAACAGATGCACTCTTTGGGACAGCCGTCGAACTGGTAGCACGACCACAGGTCGCACGGGTTCAGACTGTTCGATCGGGTCATGCGCTAGCCTTTCTGCGAGCCCGAGCTATGAACGAGTCCAGGTTGTCCAACGTGATCTGGTCGTCAGCGACACCGGGGAACACCTCGAGGTGGTACGGCTTGTGCGCCTCATGCCACTCCACAGACCACGCCTGCAGCTCGAGAGCGTCAAACCCGCAGGAGCAGAGCTTCACTTTGTCGCTCACTGCTTCTCCATGACTGTCCGCAACGACTCCAACTCAGCCTTCCAATTCACTTTCTCGTATTTCAAGGCTTGACGTCGGAGACGGTCCCATCGACCCGGAAACCTTGCCTCCACCCACGCCTCCCATTCGAGCGGCTTATGCGTGAACATGACATGACAAGAACGGCAAAGGGCCACACAGTTGTCCGGGTTCACTCGGATCGATTTGTACGACCTGGAAATGATGTGCGCCGCCTGAAGGAACTCGGTCGACCCGCAGTTCAAGCAGGCGCCGTCTCGAGCGCGGACGTACTTTGAGAAGAGTTTGTCGGCTCGTTTCATGTAGTCAGCCTTCGGACGGGACTTCGGACGGGTGCTAGGAGGCATCAAGAACCTCCCGCGAGTCGATGGGTCGGCCCCGTCTCCACCGGGAGTAGTGCATGACGCAGTAGCCCCTGGCCTTGTGGCGGTTTGAACAGTCATCCACAACACACAACGAAATGGGTTGAATCCAGGTAAAGCCACGATGACAGTCCACACAGCACTCCTCATCGGGTCGACGGCCGCAGGCGACACACCGCCGGTTAACGTCACGCTGCGTCATGGTCGGACCACCCGGATATCGGCAGACTCAGCACGACGAGCGAGGTCGTGCGTGCCCCGGCTCTGTGGCAACGGGAACACGGCCGCTTCGTCGGCGCCGTCGTCGACCATTCGCTGATTCCGGTCGCCTCCCGCTGCCTTCCCCAACCAGTTCCAATTCGCCCAATACGTCACCACGTGCAGGGGGAGTCCGAATCGGAGAATGTCGTTGCGGACCAGACGGTCGAGTCCTGGCGCGCCACCCTCGATCACTGTGGACCCTTCTGGGAGTGATTCGAGATAGGCGAGCACCGGGTCCTGGTTGTCCCAGTCGCGCGAGCCGGAAACGATGATTCTCTTGCTCACGATCGGTCCGCCATCTGCCTGCCGCACACTTCCTCCGACCCCACCAGAGTCCCCACACAAATCCGAGACAGTTCAACCCAACCCAGCTTCTTCGACTTATGAAACTTGGGCAGGGAAACCTGATAACGGCTACATGAAGACCTAAGACACCACACCCGGGCTAACGATTCGGGGTCGGGACGGTCACGTTCGAAATCCTTCTCCTTCTCCACCGTCCAACCATTCACCGCACCATCCACCCGAGATTTGAAACGATTAAAAGCACGCACCGGACGTTCATCCCTCACCGGCGACCGGGACGTCGGCTTCCCCGTCGACACCCGCTCCCCAAGAGCTCCACCAGACGTTGGAGCCTGCATCGCCGTCTGAGCTTCCAGAATCACCGAAGCCACATCGACGAGAAGGTCCGGAGGGTCACCGGCCATCAGCCGTGCTTTGAACGCGAGGATTTCGGCTTCCAAACGTTCCCGTCTGGTTCGTTCGTTGGCGAGCTGTTTCGCTAGAACATCCGGAGCAACACCCGAAATACGCTCAGACAAGAGGAACCTCCCGAGGCGTCAACCAGCCTGCGTTTATCTGGAGTGGAACGGCCCGGTCCTGCTCCCAAGCGGACTCGTCGATACCGCGGTCAAGAGCCAGAGAATAGGGACAGTCGGCCAGGTCTGATTCAAAGTCCTTGCATGCTTGACTGTGGAGAATGTAGACCATCCGTTCGGCCGACACGGCACGGCCGAAATGGAGAAACGGGTGACGATCAACTCCGACAATCTGCTCGATGACATCGGGATCTACAGGAACGCTCATCAGACCAGTCCCTTCTTTTTCAGGAATTTGAAAAACGGGTTGGATTCGTCAATCTCAATCTCTCTCTCACTCTCAGTGTCACTGTCTCTCTCAATGGTTACTAAACGAGTACTCTGACCAGGGGTTTTGTCTGTCACTTTTCGTGTCTTTTGCGTGTCTTTTGCGTCACTTTTCGTGTCTTTAAGGTCTCTTGGTCGTGTCTTGAGCGTGTCATTCCACTCTTCCCACGCTGTTATCTGCACGTCCGTAATCCGTCCACGACGCCGTTTCCGAGTCTTCTTGATACGGCCGGTGACAGCGATGAAGTCGGCGAAAGGGAACGGGGGAGAGTGAATGCCGAGAGTCGCCCACGCCTCCTCTTCGGTCGTGTACGAGAAGGTGCCTTGAATATGAGCCCGTTTCGCGGCGGTCAACATGGCGACCCACACTCCGAGCCCTGCCGGACCGAACTCCTCTTGCAGTCGGGTGCCGGTCTTGTCGAACGGGAATTCGACGGAGAGTGGAATCCAGCGTCTACGACGTTCATCGATCAACGCTTCCTCTTTTCCGGCCAGGTCCACCAGCCGCCAGCACGAACCCTCACCAAAAACGCCGTGACAGTACGGTCCTCTCTCACCCACGCTTTAGGAGCACACTCCAGGTGCATGGTGAACCCGCGGATAGACTCCACCCGTCCACGCCTATCACAGACAACACAGGTCATCGGCATTCCGTGCAGCCGTCCACGATCCGCCTACCCTTCGGAAGAACCTTCGGATTCGCCGACCCCCGCGCATGACAGTTAGAACAGCGGACAGGGACAGGCTTCACCCCACTACGCAGGGGCAGCCACCTCCCACCAATCCGTTTTCTCACCTGGATCATGCGATCGCCGACAACGGACGAGCGCCCTTCGACGCGTTACATGAACGGCACGCGGGCCTCAGGTTCGACAGGCAGTGGGGTCCACCAAGCGCGATGGGAATGACGTGATCGATTTCCTCGTAAGCACCGCCACACATCCAACACTGGTTGCCCCAAACGGCCATGCGGTCGGCAAGTTGCTCCGGAGTGAATGAGATGGTGAGAGCAGCAGCCTTTCGAGCGCGGCGAATGCGCGACGCTTCCCTGACGGCTTCGGGGTGGGATTGCCGGAATCGCCGATTGGCTGCAGCAGTCTCCTCGGGATGCTCTTCCCTCCACCTGCGAGCTATGGCGTTGACCTTGTCTCGGTTGGCCTCCTGCCAACGTCGGGTCTGTGCCATTAACTTCTCTCGGTTCGCCCGGTAGCGCCTGGCCGACTGTTGCCGTTTCGTCTCGGGATTGGCCCGGTAGCGTTCGCTTGCCGCGGCTGTGACTGCGGCAAGACACTCCGAACAGGCCGGTTCGCCCGCCCGATGATGACGCATGTATCCGGCGTTGGAACCAGTGGCCGGTTGTCCGGTCCGTGGTCCCTGCCGTATGGGTGCCTGACAGGCGTTCACTCCGCTGTCCCTGGCCCAACGTCGAAGATCAGGGACGAGGCAGAGTCGCCAACGACGGTCTTGGGTAAGATGCCGTCCCAGCGAGACCGGGACACCCAATCCAGATATTGGGTCGGGGAGAACCCGAGCGCAGCAGAGATCTGCTCGATAGCTTTGCGTTCTCCCTCTGCCTTCAGGATTGAGGCGTCACGGTCACCCGCGGCCCGCTTCCGAATGGCCTCGGCCTCCGCCGCGGCGACCTGGATTAACCGTTCTGCTTCAGCAGCCTTTTGGTCGGCTATAATCTTCGACTCGACTGCCTGGATGAACGCGGGCGCGAACACTGCGTCCTTCACGTTGACCGATTCGACAACAATCCCGTATTCGGACAGGCGAGCCGCGAGAGACTGGAAGACCGCTTCGGCGAGTGCAGCACGGTTCTGAGCGAAGTCGATCGCAGCGAACTGGCCGACCGACTGCGTGACCAACTGTAAGACAGCCGGCGCGATGACCGTCTGCTGGTATTGCAGACCGACGTCCTGGTAGAGCTCGGCTGCGAGATTCGGGTCGACGTGATGGTTGACCGCTACAGGCACGGTCACTTCCTGGAGATCCAAGCTTTGGGGGTAGACCTCGACCTCGAACACTTGCGTCCGGACGTTCACCATTCTCGCTGACTGCGCCCACGGAATCACCAGGCTCAAACCTTCATCCCGTTCGATGGGGGAGACACCCCCGGACACGCTGTAAATCGCCGCCCTATGCCCGGGAGGGGTAATAACCAATGCAGGGAGAATGACCACCGCCGCGGCTACTCCGATGAGTGCACGCCGTTTCGCACCCTCCGCCAACACCCTGCGTCCCTTCCGAGCCACCCCGTCAATCTCGGTGGGTTCACGGTGGAAGCCTTTCAACAAGACCACCAGCACTCCGATCAGTGCGGCGACATAGAGAGCAGGCTGAACGAGGATTTCAAAGCCGTAGGACTGGAGCATCAGAGCGCCTCCGCTGTCGCGCGGAAGAGCTCCGCTAGTTGCTGGCCCGCCTCGAACGGGTCGTCGCCAAGGCAGTAGTCGTTGTGCTCGGCGAGAGTGGCCCGACCTGCGTGTCCTTCACATGAGATTTGCGTTTCGACCTTGTAGCGAGCCTTCTCGAAATCGGCGTTTGTCCCACCCAGCAGACGAGTGGCGAGAGCGATGGAACCTTCGGCGCATCTCTCCGACGCCGTTGCTCGCTCTACGTTGTCCCCCCCTTCAATCAGGGTGAAGGGGTTGGCCCAATGCATCCCATCAAGGTGGAACCAACTGCCCTTACACCACATGCCTTGCTGTACGTCCTCCGCTGCCTTGAACAGAATGTCCTTCGTTTCGACGCTCATTCCTGGTCTCCTGTCGTAGTGGTTGGTGCTTCGTCGCCTCTGTCGAATCCTTCACGGGTGCCCGTCCTCGAATCCGAAGGTGGAACAACAAACGCCAGATCGCCCGGATACGGAGCCGACTGGGACCACGAGGACGTCAGATCCCCGTCACGGGTCGGCCAGAGCTTCTGCCCGTCCAGAATGCCCAAGCATTCGTCGACCGTCCCAGCGAACCCGGCCTCCCGGACCGCCATACAGAAAAACGCTGGCACCCGGACCAGATCAGGTTCAGTACTCCGATCAGAACTAGCCCGGCATGCTGCCGCCTCCGCCGCGTTCCCTTTCCCACGGTTCGACCAGAACGTCAACCCTGCGCAGTACCCTTCACTCTCACTCTCAGCTAACACTTGAAGGTTCGCGTCGAAAAGAGGCACATGGCCGGGGTCGCGTATCAGGTAGAACGCTCCACCAGCAATCGCTATCAGAGCTATGAGGCCAAGCTTTCTCATGCGGCCTCCATGCCTTCGAGAGTCCGGTGGATGACATCGCCGCTCAAAGTGCCGTGTTCGACGAGCAGATTCGCAATCGCTTCGATCTGGTCCTGGCGGGATTCGAGAAGCGTCCACGTCTCCTGCCAGGCCTCCGCTAGCACTTGTTCTCTCAGTTTGTGCAGCTCCTCGGGGTCACGTTCCGACCCATACGACGAGAGCTGCCCTTGCGGACGCCCCTTGTCGTCAACAGTGAACGTGTGACCGCAGTAGATGACCTTCTCCGCTACCTGTGTCGCATGTGGACCGTCGCCACCATGACCGTTCGACGCCTCCCCAAGAATGAGCAGTTCGGCGACCCGCGACCCCTGCGACACGCAAATGTCCGCCATCATCTCTCGGTGGCGTTCCTGCCAGTCGTCCGTATGCGGAGACGGAGCCACCATCCCCCCCGTGTCTCCACGCTTCTCAATCGACGCGAACCAGATATCCATCCGATCCCGACAGAGATGGTGGAAGACGACCGCATGACCAGCCTCGTGGACGGCCACGTCCCGGCGGATCTCCTCCAATTCTGCGAGACCATCCGACTCGCCGAACCTGACGGCGATCATCGACGCCTGCAAGTCCTCCCGGCCGAGCGTCCCATCCCCACCATTACGCATGTTCCGCAGGAGCGCTTCGTTGACAATGTCACGGATCTCAGCTCCCGTTCCCTTGTAATGATTCCGAGCTGCCCAATCGATATCAGCGTCGGTGAGCGAGTGGGAGACTTTCGCCAGGTAGCCCCTGTAAGTCCATCGCTTCCCTTCAAAATTTGGCCGTCCGACATAGATGAGTCGTCCAAGCCGGCCAGCCCGCTTCAACGCAGGGTCGATAGCCTTCGGACGGTTTGTTGCGCCGATGATCATGTACTGGTATTCGGGTGGTGGAAGCGGCTTGAATCCGAGCAGCGACAAGACCTTGTTCAGGAGACCTCGGGGTTCGGCCATGCCGTCCATGCCGGACAGGAACGATTCGAGAGTGCCCATCTGACCGCCACCCGTCACGATGATCGGATGGGGAGACGCCGTCGCTGGTGCTGACGCTCGGGTGCAGGATGCGATCCCGTCGTCAACAGGCTCAGGGATCAATTCGTACTGTTCCCGACGGAAGAAGGACGTCCACGAGGACATCCCGCTGACCTCGCCGCCTCGATGCCCGAGAGAGTCTATTTCGTCGATGAAGACTATGACCCCCTGATACCGCATTGCCAGTTTCCGGATCGACCGGAACAGCACATGCACTTTCAGAATGTTGATTCCCACGAACGTCGCCTGGAACGCACCGGGAGGAACCAGGATCAGAGGCTTGGTCGAAGCGTTCGCCACGGCTTTCGCCAGGAGCGTTTTTCCGGTTCCTGGAGGACCGTGGAGGAGCACACCCTTCGGGAGATAGCCGCCCTTCTTCGTCAAGGTCGACTCGTTCTCGAGGAGGGCGACCTGCTCCATCATCTTCGCCTTCGCCTCGTCCTGACCCCACACGTCATCAAACGATTCGAGGATCGTCCCCGGATATACGAATTTGACGAAACCAACTTTGACCATTGCCCAAAACATGGCTGCCATTTGAAACAGCGACAATGCGATGACGAGGGCGACTTGGAGCATCGTCGGGATCTGTTCGACGACCATCCTCGGAGCGAGCATGACACACTGAGTTGCGCTGTTACAACGGTCGGTGAACTGATTGAGCAACAGTCCCGTCAAGTAGAGTCCGGCGAGAATGGTGAGGGTCCGTCGGATACGGAAGCGGGCGTTCGTCGAGAACCGGCTTTTCCATTCGTCGGCGCGGGACCGCCAGTCCGCTTGACGTAGGACAGCACCCTTGGAGACTTCGAGTCGCCATGTCCAATACTGGCGGGCGATTTCCACGACGAGCAGGCCGTACATGATCCGTGCCATTGCTGTTGTCGAATAGGGTCGGGGGTCGGTGGATTCGGCGAGGATGATGTAGCCGATGATGAACGCCGACAGACGCACTCTTTCGAAGGTGATCAGCGGTGGACGCAAGCGGAGTTTGCTCATACGACGCTGCCCGCTTTCGCCTTCAACGAACTGCCGTCTTTAAGCCACAAGACCCCGCCCCACACCCCGACGGCAGGAGCACCCACCTGAAACTCGACCTGTTGCCGAAGGAAGGCGCATTCGACCCACCAATCGCAGGTGTTGCACACAGCGATCGCTTCGGCCACCGTGGTCTTGTCGTGGAAGATGCGAGGGTCCACATCAAGACAAGCCGCCTGAGCCCGCCACATCAGAAGACCCGCCATTCAGTCCGGAACACTTCCCCATCCCGTGTTGTGATACTCGCCCACCGAGATTCCGTCGTGGTCAGAAGCATCCGACGAGACACGACCAGGCCCCGGTCGCGAAGCCGAAACAATGCCCGTTCCAAGGTCACGCGTTTCATCGACGGGAGAGCAAGAGCGATTCCTTCAATGGTCAGCCATCCGCCATCCGTTTCCAATACATCGAAGATCAGCGCTGGGTTGCCGTTCCTGTTCAACCGACGACCAACGGGCGCAGGCGTCGTGCCGCGCCTCCACCGGCCGTAGCAAGACCCGCACAATCCTCGACCCACGGCCGGACGGTCAGAGTGAGTGCAGGTCACGGTTTCACTCGCCATTCGGCCCGCTCCTCGAAGCCGGACGGACCCCGCGCGGCACCCGAAGCCAGTCCTATAGTCCGCCGTTCCACCCGGTCGTAAATCTTGTCGTAGAGAGCATCAGACACTTGAACTGCGACAATCCCATCCCCCAATTGCAGAGCTATCCCCTCAGCCGTCAACCATCCACCATCCGTTTCCAACACGTCGAGAATCCGGGGGGAAAGTCTCCGAGTCCGCGGGGGAGTACCCGCAAGAGGGTCGCCGTACTTCCGCATACGCCGATAGTGCGGCCGGCAATACCCGAAAGCGCTGTGAACACCACTGCACGTGTCGATAGAACAGGTCCGTTTCGAGGTTGTCCGCTTCAACTTTCAAACCTTCGAACATGACTGTTCTCCTGATACGAGTCAGGACCCGACCGGACGAAATTCGCTTCGGCACGGTGCGCGTTTAAGAGGCTCTGAACCGCCGAAATCTGAGTAGTACGAGCACGGACACTCTCGAGAGCGGCCCGTCGCATGCCCTCCGCCACGTCCCGCTTATACCGGAGTCCCGCGGTCTGACCGTCTACTTGAGATTCACGGAACCCCGCAGTCCCCTCCGTGTTCTCCACCCACGCTTGCGCTCTGGCCTTCCGGTAAGCCTGCTCGGCTAGTGCCACGTCTTCGGCGGACGAACGGAGAATCTCCAAACCAGCATCCAGCAATCCGGAAAGGCGGCGAACCTCGGCAGCAGCCTCCGAGAGAATCATTCGTGAGTCTCCTGGTCGGAGAAACAGACCCGGCAAAGGCGCAACCACGAAGCCCGTTCCACAAAGCCGACGACGGCCCACGACGGCTTGTCGTCAGCCCAGTTCCAGGGGATACGGGCGTGCCGACAAGTTGCCTGGTGGACGACGGCGCCGTCTTTGCTGCGTGCGAACTTCACGCGTGGTCCTTCGCCGCGTCAGCGTCCAACTGTTTCGCCAGGAAATAGTCGCCCTGAGACCACAAGTGCAGACCCAAACCCGTCACGACGCCCGCCTCGCACCCTTGGACGCGTTGCACGAGCGACATGCCGGACGGAGGTTCGACAGGCAGTGGGGGCCACCCAGGGCGATGGGTATGACGTGGTCGACCTCGTCGTACTGGCCAGAGCACATCCAACAACGGTCGCCCCAATAGGCCATACGCTGGGCTAGCTGGGCCGCAGTGAAGGGGACAGTGAGGACACTCGCTTTACGGGCGCGCCTACGTCGACCTATTTCGGCGTAGGTTCCTGGGTTGGCCGCGTATTGCCTGCGCTTGTAGCCGGGGTTAGCTGCGGCCCATCGCTTGAAGTCCTCGGCTCGCTTCCGTCGATTGTCTTCGTAGCAGCGACGGTTCTTCTCGGAGACCTTTTCCGGGTTGGCCTTCTCCCAGAGACGTGCCCTCTCGTTTACGGTCTCTGCGTTCGACCCATACCAGTCCCTCTGATAGGACACCATTGCTTCCATGCAGGGACCACACGACGGTTCGCCAGCTCGATAGTGCCTGTTGTGCCCAGTCAGCGTCCCCGTAGCCGCAAGGCCCTTCTTGGGACCCTTAGTGATCGGCGCCTCACACGTCACCGTCCACCGCCTTATCTAGTTGGACCGGAAGGAAATAGTCCGGCCCAGACCACAGGTGGAGACCTAAACCCACCCTCATGAAACATCTCTTGAAGGCGTCTGCGGAGGCTTCTTTCAGGTTCGCCCCGTCCTCCTGCGCCGCCGCCCCCTCCACGTCGCCAGCCTCAGTAATCACGGTCTCACGGCCGTCTATCGTCACGGTCAGACGGGCGAGACAGCCGACAATCGCCTCCCGAGCCGGAAACACTCTCTCACCCGACTTCCCCTTCTTCACGATGACCTCGTCAGCGTGACCACGAATCACCTCGACAATTTCGAAGGAGAACGGTCCGACGATCGACAGGGCACGTTCGTTGACCGTCGAATGAGACACGTACGAGCCGAACTTGCCCTGAGGCGGAGCCTTCACGAGCTTCGAAGGGAAGGGCTCTGCGAGAGAGCGAAGGTCAGTCACGCTTCACGACCGTCCCGTCGTCGGCCTTTTGGATAGCCTGGGTCGCCCGCGACAAAGGCATCTCAGACACTTTCACGGCGCCGGTTTCGACGTCCATGAAATAGTCTTCGAACGCTGCGAAACCGACCTCACCCGTCTCTCTGTTGTGCCAGTGGTCGCCCAAATCTCTAAGGCCGGTAATCCGAGCCGAATTAGGGTTAAAGAGTCTCCGTGCTGCGTCTTCGGAGTTGACCCACTCCCAAAACTCGGATGCGCGTTCCTCGCGGAGTTTCCACTTCGACTCAGGAGCCGCCCGATACACACGCTCACCGAATTTGGCGAAACCTCTCGAGCCCAACGACGGTTGCATGCCCTCCAACGACAGAGCGGCGATGAGACGGACGGCCTGGCCGATAGGAGCGAGAAACGCACGCAGTTCGTCCAACTCTTCCACGGTGGAGGGAAGGTCCAGGACCGGTTGCTCCCCGAACTCGAGAGTATCGGCGGTCCTCCGTATCAGAGCCCACAATGCCTCTCGGTTCATACGGGACCGGTTTCGACGTAGGCGGCGAGCAGGTACAAGACAGCCAGCAGCAGGCCGAACAGTCGGACAGGAACATCCAACTCGTCGTCCAATTCGATGATGTGGCCGAGTTCGCAGGTGGCAAGCCAGCCGTCCCTCGCGTCAACCACCGTCAGAACGTTCCCGCATGTAGGGCACAGGTCACGCACTCGGAGGCCATCCGGTTTCGAGCATCCGCCGGGATGTCAGATCGATAACCTCCGACCGCAAGTCGAGTTGCGAGACGTGGTATGGGTTCAAACGGTTTCCGAGGGCCACCGTGTTGCCTTCTGGGATAGGCAGGGCGATGAACGGAGGCGCATCGCTGTGGGGCAGCAGTCCCCGGAAAATTGAAAACAGGCTCACCAGTCGACCTCGACGGTCTTCGGATACTGACGTTTGAACTCGGCGCCGGTCAGGTGTTCATCGAGCTTCGCCTTCAACGCTCGGAGTGCACCCGGCTCGTCGGCACCCTGAGCCGTGATAGTCCGCTGACCCTCATGCGTTTCCGCACGCACTTGCAGTTCGGTCTGGCCGGTGTCCGGATTCTTGGTTGTGGCGGTCGTGAACCGCACCCGTCGTTTCTCGCTCATTCATCCTCCTCGATGATGAAACTGACCGTGTCAGATATCGGGTCCCAGCCGACCTGGCCCATCACTTCGACGTGCGGGCCGAGTTCCATGCGGGCCTGCTCAGCGGCGCGTAGAGCAGCGAACGGACCACGGTCCACAGTGATGACAGGGATACCGTCCAGGTAGTCAGTCATGCGACTCTCGCTGCGTCTAGAGCGTCCACGAGTGCAGACGGGAAATTCCCCGGCAAGGACGTAGGGAGACTCGCCGGGGAAGAACGGACCAGGGAGACAGGTTCGGCACGGCCAGCACCATCCGTCATTTCAAGTCGGACCAGTGTTGTGTCCTCATCCCACCAGTCGAAAAGAAACCTGACCGCCTCGCGTTCAGTCGCAAAGACCAGCTCCATGTAATGGCTGTTCCGGTCTCCTGGCTGCCACGACAATCCAGGAAGCTCAGGAGTCGCGCGGATACCCCAAGTACGCGAAGTCACGAGAACGCTCCAAAGAACAGGAACGCTGCGACCATGAGACGCCCCAAAAGAACAGCAGCGACAAACACCAAGCCGACAAGGACAAGCCGAAGCACAGGGTGTCCTCTCACGGGCAGACCAGTCGTCGAGCGTCCTGATCGAAATCCATTCGAGCGAACGCTTCATGCTCCGACCGGTATTGGCCTAGAAGATGCCAGTGACGGTCAAGTTCGGCTTGGATGCAGTCACACCAGAGGGCAAGATCGTATGAGTGGCCGGTACGGGTCGTCTTATACCGGGTGGAGCCCCGAGCGTGAATCCACGACCTCACGACGCGGCCTTGGACTCGCCATCGTGCTTCCGGCAAAAAGTTCCGAGTCGGATCTTCTCAAGTCCGTTCTCCACGAACTCGACGACCACCACTCGCTCTGATCGACTGCTGCACGCTTCGCAGGTTGGATGGTTGGCGAGCCAGCCGTCGACCTTCGCCTGGAAAGCGACGTGTTTGATGAGGTCGTCGTAGTAGTTCACGACGCGACCTTGAGATGTCCGTCGCGGCGCAACTTCTCGAGCTGCTGGTAGATCCTCTGGGTGCTCAGGTCGAGTCGGCGGGCTATCTGCCGAACGGTCATTCCCGACTCGTGGAGTTTGAGAACAGTCTCCCGCTCCTGTGTCAGTGTGTGAGTGTCTTGCACATTGGACAGTATGGTGTCACATTTCCAAGTTGTCAAGTACCAATGTCAGCATGGGGGTAAACCCCTACTTGCCAAGTGTCTAGACAGTGTGTAGTGTCACCTACAAGTTGGGTAGCCGAGCACGAAGGAGTGCAGGGATCATGGACAAGTTGGCAGCAGCATTAAGAGACAGACAAGGCGACCAGTCGCTACGCGGACTCGCCAGAGACCTCGGAGTAGCAACCGGGACCGCCGAGGCATGGTTGAAAGGGTGGAGGCAACCCGGCTACGGCCATCTGCCGACCATCTCCGACTATCTCGAAGTCCCCATCGACGAGATCATCGGCTGGATCATCGACGAGGAGCCACGCGAAAAGTTCCGTTTCAGTGGTATAGGTCTACCGACCCAACCAGTCCCACAACTCGCCTACGCCGCCTAGCCTTTACCAACAGTGACCACCACTCGCTATGAAGAGTGGCTGCTCGCTCAAGGATTAGATCCGTCAACCATCGGCGTCTACCGGGGAAAGCTGAAACAGGCGGAAAGGATCGCCAGCGAGCAGGGTTGGGATTTGAGGCACATGACCGCCTCACAGCTCTCTCTGCTCGCAGGCCACTTCCCCCACACCTCTTCAACGCTCACCCTGTTGAAACATGCGCTCATCCACTATTGGGCGATGTGCGGAGTCGACAATCCAGCCAAAGCGATACGGCCACCCAAACCGCCACCCTACAAGTATCGGGGTCTCGAACCCGACCAGGCCCACCAGTTAGAACAGACAGCGCAAGGCTGGTGGCCACACGGCACTGTCGTCCTTCTCGGCCTCTACCTCGCACTACGACGAGAGGAGATGGCGTCGCTCACCTGGGAATGCTTCGACAAAGAGATGGAATGGGTGACGATCCTCGGCAAAGGCTCACGAACTCGCTACCTCCCCGTCCACGACACTCTCCGCGGTGAACTCGAAGCGAACGAAGGGTCGGGGTTCATATTCCCGGGGAAGGCCGGCCGGCCATCAGTGCATACGGCAACCGTTCGAACCTGGGTAGGCCGAGTCGCAGTCGATGCGGGAGTGGGGAACATCAGCCCCCACCAGCTACGCCACACCTGTCTGGCGACGATGAACGACGAAACCGGAGACCTGCGGATCACCCAATACTTCGCCGGTCATGCAGACCCGGCGATCACAAGCCGGTACACCCGCGCGACGACACGTCGGCTCGTCGCCGCGGTAGGGTCGCTCGACTACCGGAAGGCAGCATGAGAATCCTGAAGACCGTCGGCGTGTACGTCCTGGCTCTAATCCCGTTCGCATTCTTCGAATGGGGACCGTGGGCGTGGATACCTGGACTGGCCGCTCTCGTTGTTGCTGTCGTCTACTACCGGAGGGCCAATAGGTGAACGCCTCTCCACCGTGAAGCAGAGAGGCGTTTCAATCCAGGGTCCCGGCGGCAGGGATTTGAACCCGCGACCTCCCGCATACAATTGCGGGGCTCTACCAGGCTGAGCTACGCCGGGACCCTGAGTTGCAGGGCCGGGAATCGAACCCGGAGAGACTCGGCTTATGAGGCCAAGCGGGTCACCAGACCTCCCTGCATGCTTGTTACAGGTAGGTCGGAGTGGCCGACTTGAAACCCAACGACAAGATGGGCCCGAGCCAGGCAAACCGGTCCTGCAGTTTGTTCAAGACGATCGTGACAACGCCGACAATCGCCGAAAAGGCGAAAGCCTCCAAAGCCACCCCGTCAATGTCCAAGCCCAGGTTCGCAGCCCAGGCAATGACCGCGCCTACTCCGGCTTGGACGGCTGTCCGCACTCCGGCAATGATCGCATCTCTCATTCATCCTCCTTGATTGACATGCCGTCAACGACGGCTTCTACCGGCTCCGTTTGGAGTCGACTGATCTGATCTGCGAACACGAGCCACACGGTTTCGACGATCTGGTCTCGCGACAGGAACGTGGTCTGCTCGCGAACCTTCAAGAAAGTTGAAGGAAGCCGCATACGACACATCGGAGCACCGTGCAGATGAGAGTCCCGTCTCATACCACGAGTGCCGCACGACAGACAGCACACGCACGGTCGTAATGGACCCGCCCGCGCCTGTCGCCGACGTTGAACCATGCGCCCGACTGCAACGTGGTGAGGTCTAGACCACAGGCCGTCGGAACCTTGCGGGCGTTCTTCTGCCCCGGTTCATAGATCTGATAGTGGTAGTCCCCGCCAGGAGTTTGATAAAGGTCGACGTTCATCGCCCATACCTCATTCACACACCCCTCAATACCTTTCTACCGCACTCCGAAGTATCAGCGAAACCCCCACTCCCACCACAGCCACTCCCAGCCACTCGTAGAGCGAAACGGGCCACACTCGCTCGACCCGGGATGAAGACCGCATCCGGTTTGAAACAGAAAAACCTTTCGACGGGGTATGAGTGCCATCAGCGAACCTCGAAGTGTCGGAGCATCCAGAGAGTGACACCAGCGACCAGGAGACCCCGTACAGGACGCGGCAACAGCAAGACCCTTGAAGTCACGGTGGGAAGCCGTCCCGACAGGAGAGACACCGCCTCCCACGTCGAAATGACAGCAATCACCACCGGCTCGGCGGTGATGTCCCGTTCGCACAACTTCACGAGAAATGCTCCCTTCATGCAACTAGCGCGCAATACACACAAGTGTCAACTTCGCGTAACGCAATCTGGACAACGGTGGGACAGATTTGTCCGCCAAGCTTGGATAAGTGGACAGATTTGTCCGCCAAGCTTGGATAAGTGGACAGATTTGTCCGCCAAGCTTGGATAAGTGGACAGATTTGTCCGCTTATGGAGGGGATGGCGGGCGGCCACGAAGGAAGACCACCCGCCATCCGAGATCCCGAAGCCGGACAGGAGCGGGAAACCGTCCGGGTCGGGAAGAATGGGACTCGAAGGCTGACGCTTCCCTCAGTCCCCAGTACGCAGCCCAGCCCGACGAAGGCATTAGCTGCGTACCCCATGCCCACCGCGATCAACCGGCAGGCCGTCTAGCGTCAGAGGTCACAATCCCCAACAGAAGCCGGGGAAGAAAACAGGTGGGCGGGCTGAATGCCTAGCCCACCTGGCGATGAAATGAGAGCAGGGACCGCGCCCCGGCCTGACCGGGATCTCCAACCTTTATCGGCTGGCGCTCTGCCATGGCCTTGAACTAGCGCGGTGCCCTGCTCCCCTCGCCCCGTCGGGCAAGACTCAAATCGTTTCTTAACACTCGGAGACATGAACCTTTACACTTGTGTCAAGAATCAGAGGGCGACGCCCGCAGTCTTCGTAGTGCCGATACTCATACGACTCCGATACCGACGACCGCAACCGCCACACCTGAAACGGGGGAACGTGTTCGCCTTCGTCCTGTAATACCCGTCCTTCACTCGTTCGGGGGAGCCGCACGACGGACACACATCCTGCAAATACTCGGCGGCGTCGACCAGGCGAGGAAGGTTCTTCGCATGAGGTTTCAACGCGTGGAACACCTGCTCGAGAATCACAACGTCATTCCGGTTATAAGCGACCATCTGCTCAAGTGCAGGCTTGGACCCGTGGTAGCAGTCACGCCACAATCCGAACGACGTGGAATGTTTCCCAGCGAACCCGAGGAATCTTGCGAGATAGTCGAGCTTGTTCGACGTGAACCGGAACGTCCCCCTCGCGACGGTGAGCGTGTCGATCGTCTGAGTTTGACCTAACGGTTCGAGACCGTGGAAGACGAGACGAGTGTTCAACATTTTCATGTCGAACGCGTTCCCATTATGCGCGACGACAATGTCCGCCTTCCGGATCAGGTCGGCGAGCTGTTCGACAATCCGCTTGTCGTCCTGGCCTTTCGCCTCCTTCGAACTGACCACCCGCGAAATAACAGATGTGCTGTCGGACCATTTCGCCGCCCAGCAGATCATCCACCATTCCTGTTCGACCATCTCCGGATTGATGTAGTCCTGTTTCAACTGCCAGAAGTAGCCGAGGAGAGGAGCCGTCTCAATGTCAAAGAAGAGGAGACGGAGGGGTCGGGGGAACAGGTCATCCACTAGGAGCGCGCCTTGATCAGCTTGCGGAGAGTCGCCCGTACCGTCTCCACCGAACCCGGCGCCGCATCATCCGCTTCCAACCGTTTGAACACGGCCGACCAGACCGGATCTCTCCCTATTTCCACGGCACGGTCGGCGACAGCGTCCATGAACGCTTGCACTTCCGGAGATGCCAGGTCATACCATGAGTTAGCTCCGCCCGGATGCCGGACGAACAGTGTGTCGAGTTCCATACGTCTCCTCCCGCTTAAGGGTTCGATGGTTTATGAGATGCCGATAGCAACAAGAATCGTGACCAGGATGGGAACGAGGGCTACCCACGACGCCTTGTCAGGATGGGAGTGGCCGGCGTCGAGTTTCGTTTCGATCCGTTTCAACCGGTCGGTAACATCCTTATGGTGGAGGTCTACGATCTCCCGGAGATTGTCAGTCATCGGGACACCAACAGGTAAGGGTCATGGTCCGGGCAGAACCATTTGTCAGTGTCCCGGAGTGGGATCATCGGATGGGGAATCATGTTCCGGCACGTCTCATAGTTGTGACGGCGACGCTGAGTCTCATAGTCCGAGCACGAGCAGACAGAACAGCTTGGAGTGGTCATCAGCTCAACCGGTTGACAATCTCGGCTATCACCGTCGCAGTGGCAGCACCACCCACCGCAGCCACCGCAGCAATCTGCTTCTTCACCGCGGCGAACCGTTTTTGGACACTGTTGTCGTACCGTTTGAGGAACACGGCGAGCTGTTCGTTAGTGGGCTCAGCCTTCGGAACGGTCGAATCGGAGTAGATCCCCTCGCCTTTCACCCAATCCCATGAGGCTTGCGCCCAGGTTGATACGCTCATCAGATTCTCCTTGTTCGTGACCGTGAACGGTCTGCTGTCGTTGTCGCCAGTGGGTAGGACGGAAAGGTGGCCGTGAGTGACATGACCGTTCGCACCCGAGTACGGACCCCACTCCCACGCCGCGCGAGCAACCGTCGAATAGGAGGCGAACATGCGCTTATCGTGGATCGCATACTTCAACCGAGAATCGCGGGCGAGGCGCATGGTTTCGAACACTTCGTCTACGAAGCCGGGTTTGTGTTCGTAGAAGTCGAGCGCCCTGACAATCCCGTTCTCATCAGGATTGTGGTCTGACACCCGGTTCGAATGGGCTAGATCTCCGAGGGTGCCGTCAACCGGATACGAGTTGGTATGGCCGCGGAGTTCCATGATCTGATCGCCGAACGTTCGGATCGCATGCGCGACACGCCAGCCCTGGTCTGAATAACGGAACATGGGTGAACCTCCGATGCGTGTGAGGTTCGATGCGGGGAAGCCCTAAAGGAGGGTCAACGCAGAAGCGTCAATCCAAGCTTCCCCGCGACCTCACCTTACCTATTGACAGGACGCGCACGTTGCGCAAGAATGTGCGTATGGGACAGATCAGGCAGACACTCCCCAACGACCTGCACCGGTGGCTCAAAGTACGAGCCGCGGAAGCCGGAATGTCGTTGCAGGACTATCTGGTTCGACTGATTCAAGAAGCGAAGGACAAGGAGCAACAGTGATCATCCTGCTCTTACTGCTCGCACTACTAGGAGGCGCCGAAGACCCTCCGAACGTGCCGAAGGAGGTGGTAACTGGCGCTCCTGTCGAACGCGATTCGCAAGACAACATTGACCGGACCAATCCACCCCCATCCGGATTACCAGACCCCTCACCTTTTTCGGGTGGGGGGTCTTTTCAGTTAGAGCGGAATGGCGATGATGTACGGATAGGAAAGCGTTGACCCGTCGTTCGTCGATGAGCTGGCCGCTTGGAGAGTGAAATGATTTGTTCCGGCCGTCACGGTAGCGACATGGGAACGGCCGACACTCTGGAAGTCGTTGGCGTTGGACGACTCGTCAGCAGTCCCCCAGTTGACCGCGGCTGTGGTAGTCGTGTCACCAGTCACCTTGTAAGAAAGCGACACTGTGATCCCGGCGCCCACACCACGAACATTCCTGGACCCGTAGTGGAGTAAGACTCGCGTCCCGCTGACAACATTCAAAGCAGCGACAGTGGTGCCCGCCCCCCAACCGGACACGCTCAGATCAGCGAACACAGTAGGAGTCGTGCCGTTGCCTACTCCCGTGTAGAGAGCATCGCCGACCGATTGAACAACTGTGCGCCATACGGGAGCCGATCCGGTAGAAGCCAGGATCGACCCCGCACCCGATTCGATCCCCAACCGGGAACCCATCGAATTCGCTGCGTCCGCATACACCAGATCCCCCGCGGTCGTAGCAGTAGCCGCCGACGTCTCCAACAAGTTGTCCCGGACGTGAGCGTTGAGCAGAGCTGCGGTGACAACCTCCGCTGTTACCCAGGTACCTATCGAGGCGCAGTCCACGCCATATCAACCACCCTGCCCTTCTGCCGCTGTCAGGAGGCTCAGGTTTCTGCGGCGAAGCCTGGAGCGCCGGGTGTTCTCGGCATTGCACGTTCGACAAAGACGCGGCCGAGAATTCCGGTTTTCATAGGTGTAAGTGTTATCTGGTGTGAACTCGTGCCCGCGCTTGCAGAACAACTGGCGGTCGGCGTACAAGCCTTCCCATTCAGATCGGAGCGCGGCAGCCTCAGCAATCTGATCCAGCTTTTCAATGACGAAGGGCCGGAGCAGCCGTATGGCCGTCTTTGTGTCATCTACGTTCGACGCGCGCCAATACCACATTGGCTTGCTTCCCAGGCGCCCGTCTTCAGGGGCTCGCTTGTAAATCTTCCCCACTTCTACAGCACGATGGAAGCGTTCGAGCGATGCGGGCGGCGCATCGTCGGAACCCGACTGGGCGACACTCATCTGAATGGAAATCCGCCGGCCGTTCTTGTTGTCGCGAACGGCACCGATCGAACCTTCACCGTCGAAGAACCCCGCAGCCCAGGCGAGCTCAATGTCTCTAGCTGTCCACGCCATTACTCCTCCTCCGCAAGTGCCGAAGCCAGGTAAACGTTCAGGTCGGCGGCAGTCACCACTTCAGTTGTCCAGACCATGCGCCTTGTTCTCCTCTGCTAGCAGGGCGGTCGGTTCGCCCGGCATCCAATTGCGAGTCTCTGGAACAGGCCGCCGGTTAAGAATCCGAGTGATCCGAGAGCGGTCATCAGGAAACACCACCCGTGAGGTCTGCCCACAATTCCCACAATGAAGCACCCCGCCGCGGGACACTCCGAACTTTCGGCCGTCCTTTTCTCGAACCTGGCCACCTGGCCACACTCGTTCCGCGCCCGAGCACCCGTCCGTTTCACAGTGGGCGACCCACCGTCCATGATTTACAAAGGCGTAGCTCATGCGAGGATCGTCTCCGTTCCAAGTTCGGACGTGCCCAGAATCCAAAAGTCGGTCTGCTCCAAAGCCGACAGCGGATGACACGAGTAGGTCGTCTGCCAGAAGCCGGGAGTGACATCATGTTGGACGCTTTCCACGGATACCAACTGGTTCAGATCATCCCCAGCGCCAGGAGTGGCAACCTTCACCGTTACCAGATCGAGCAGTTCCCGGTCTAGAACTTCCGGCCAGAGCGAGGTCGGATCTTCCTGCGGGCTGATCGAAAATCCGACCACCCGTACAGCCATGTCCTTGTTCCTCCCGACAATCCATTCGGCCACGTTCAACGCGTACGCTTCGCCGAGAAGCAGGTCGATCGTCTCCTCATGCGAAAACTCTCCATGGTCAGCAATCGACGTTGCGTCGGACGCTTCGCCCGTCTCGTCGTTGCCGGCGGTCACGACCGCATGGTTGATCAGAAGATCAGTGTCGTATGCGAGACGGACCGTCGAATAGTCCAGGTCGGTGCCAGGATCGAAAGTCGCCTGCGACGTGGCAGTCGAAAACGCAGTCCGGTTCAGGAACGTGGCGTCACCGTCCTTAGCAATGAAGAACACCCCCTGCTCGGCTGCGATAGCAGTGAGAATCTGGTCGAGAGCAGACCCCTCATACACGACAGCAGCAACCGGAGACGTTCCCGCGTCGAGGTCACGGTCGGCGGCCGGCCAATCTGCATCAGTGAGCACCGCGGCGATCCGGTCGTCCGTGTACTCCTCCGTGTACGATTCGGACAGAAACGTCGTGTTCAGGAGGGCCAGGTTTTCGGACGCTTCGAGAGTGACTACAGCGTCCTTGCCGGATGATGGATAGTCGAGCGGCCAGGACGACACATGCCCGCGGAACAAGTCGAAGGTCGTCGAATCGTATACGGCTTGAATCCGGACGGGAGTTCCGAGTTTCAGGTTCGGATAGTTCGCTGCGGCCGTGTTCGCCGGGTCGTATTCGCCGTCAAGATTCGACACTGTGATAGTGCAGGAACCAGCATCGAAGGTCGCCCGGACCGACGACCGGCCTCGGCTGATAGACAAGCCCCGAACATCAGAGGTGATGTCCGTCCAGGATGGGCTATCAGCGAGAGGTCCCGAACCGAATCCGAGTTCGACCGTGAGAGTCACATCAGCAGTCCAAGTCATAGGAACGACAGTCCCGACTGGCGTTTCCGGTTCGTCAAAAGCCGGTCGAGCTCCTGAGCTATTTGAGCTGGACTACCAACGAACCCTTGAATGACGACCGTAAGACCCCCCCCACCGTCAGCCATCAGCTTATCGTTCGGAGTGACATGCCCCGACGAACCCATATGCAAAAGTTCTGGACCCTTCTCACCGACCAAGTACGTTTCACCCGACCGGACAGGACCACCACTCGCACGCTCATCCACCGGACGCGCTGAACCGCCAGACCCTCCGCCACCGCCCGAAGACCGAACCGCATTGAACTTTTCGATCTCCTCTTTCGTCTTCCGAATGTTCTCAATCTGCTTCGCAGTGAACAGTGGAACATTCGACAAACCCCGCAGCCACGAATCCAGGATGGCGGCCTGATCCGAAGTCAACCCCAACTCTCCAGCGATCTCCTCCAACGCCTCCAGGGTCGGACCGTTCTCCGCCAATTGATCCTGCGCCGCTTTCGCCTCCAACGCTTTCTGCGCGTAGTCGGCGATCGCCTGACGGGCCTCCAACGATTTCGGACCGAACTCAGCCACCGCAGCCGTCATCGTCGCATGGGCATCACGGGCAGCATCCTGAGCCCGCGCAGCCTTGAACGCCGGGTCGACCATTTCCAGGAGTTCGGAAGCCAGATTGTCCAGTTCGCCCGCAGCATCCCCCGCCGCACCAGCAAGCTCGTCCGTCGCCTTCTTCACCGAATGGATACCCCGGTCTCGGGCCGACTGTGCAGCCGCGACCAGTTCCCCCTCGAGCAGCCGGTTCAACTCGTTGATCTCGTCCTGAGTGAACCCGAGAGACTTGAGAAACTCGTCGTCGGCGTCGCGGAGCTTCTGGAGTTCGTCGGTCCCAAGCGGAAGCGTCCGGACCAGTTCCGCCATGTCTCCGTCAAGATCTTTCACGAGCGTCAACAGCGCCGCACCAGTGTCAGCTGTCTCACCGGTCGCCGTTTCGAATATCCGGATCTGTCCTTCCGTTTTGCTGATCTGGTCGGTCGCCTGCAAGAACATGGTGGCCAGTATTCCGGCGCTCTCCGCCGCCGCACCGATAATCGGGACGGCCGCTTCCATGACCGGAGCGAACGCCTCGCCGATCTGAGCTTTCGCATTCTCGGTTTCTGCTGCGACAATCCGCATCTTGTTCGCCAGCTCGTCAGACGTGTTTACGAAGTCGCCTGCGGTCTTGTTCGTGGAATCCATCAACAGGTCGTAGCGGGACAGGACCTTCTCCTGCTCCGTCAACTTCCCGGATGAATCCCCGATCCCCTTCGCCACAGCGTTCGCTGTAACCGCAGCAGCGGACAGGTCGAGACCGAACTTGCGGAGCGGTTCCGTCTCACCAGCAAGACCAGACTGGAACAAGCGTGCCGCCTCAGCCACATCCAGGTTCATCACCGACGCAAAGTCAGCGACCCGTGTCGTCAGAATGTCGATCGTTCCGGCCACATCACCGGAATCCCCGGCGATGGTCTGAGCGAACGCTGACATTTGCACGGCCAGAGTGTTGAATTCGGCGTTGGAAAGACCGACCGACGTAGCGGCATCTTTACCGAGCTGTTTCACCTCGTCTGACGCGTCGCCGAACGTCACTTCGACAGCGTTCATCGACTCGTTCAGATCGGAGAAAGCCCCGATCGAATCCTTAGCGAAGTCGACAATCTTCGTGGCGGCGAACGCGCCGGCCAGCACCCCCGCCATCTTCGAAAACGCTTTACCGGTCTTCCCGGTTTCGTCAGCGACACCCTTCAATGCGGCTTTCGCCCGCTTGTCGTCTACGACGACATCGATCTCCAAATTTCTCTTACGAGAAGTAGCCATCAGGAGGCCAAACCTTCCACGCCGTCCCAGCGGGCCGACTTGCGCCGGTTGCAGGGGTTACATGCCGGACGCAGATTTGCAAGCACGTGCGGACCGCCCTTCGCAAGAGGCTTCACGTGGTCGACAGCTTCGAACGGCCCGCTGCACATCCAACACTTGAAACCCCAGTAGGCCATCCGCTGGTTGAGCTGCTCTGCGGTGAAGGGGACTATGGATGCCGCGTGAACTCGGGCACGTCTCCGACGGGCAAACTCGGCAACCTTCTCAGGATTGCCCTGCCGCCACCTCCTGTACGTCTCGGCAACCAAATCCGGGTTGTCCTTGCGCCACTGGCGCTGGTACTCCAGAACCTGATCCCGATTGGCTCGGACCCACTCTCGAGATACGGCCTGTTTCCGTTCTCTGTTGTCCTTGTACCACTGCTTTTGATAATGCGGGTTGGCCTCGCGAAAACGCAACGCACAAGTGAGCGCCTGCTCCCGGTGCTTCTCATACCACCGACGCTCGATTTCGGATCGCTTCTCGGGGTTAGCCTCAACCCAAGCCAGACTCTGCGCATTGTGCGCAGCAAGACACGCCGAGCAGGCTGGCTCACCAGCGCGATAGTGTCTCGCATATCCGCCTGGCGTCCCGGTAGCGGGCTGCCCGGCGTTCCTGCCGGTCTTAGCTGGGCGTGCACAGATCGCGTCAGTCGCCATCGACCAGCCCTCGACCGATCAGAAAGTCGACCAGACGCCGATGGTCTCCCACCGTCAAACCCCAATAGTCAGCAATGGAAAAGTGGAAGAGGACAGGCGGCATCGTGTCATACCAGAAGAAAGGGTCTTCGACCACGTTGACCGCCTCCGCCAGAGTGACTTCACCCAGAGGGATACGCGCGTAAATACCTTCAGGCACGCTCATGAGTGGAACCCCCTATAGACAGAACCCCGGCCGTCCGATACAACCGGGGAATGGAACTGGTAAGAACAATCGGCGGGATCAGCTGGGTGATTGGAATCCTCGTCCTGTTCGTATCTCCGACAGTCGGACTGGTCATCCTCACCGTCGCCCTACTGTTCACCGTCTGGTCAGTGTCAAAGACCAGAGAGAAACGGCATCAGGAACTCTTAGAGGCGGCCAGGTCAGTCAGGAAAAGCGGCGGCTAACCGACTTGCGCTAGTGGCTTCGCGCCTTTAGAAGAATTGCAACTACGGCACGCCGGTCGCAGATTGCTCAGACAGTGGGGGCCGCCAAGAGAGAGCGGAATCACGTGGTCCACCGTGTCGGCATCGCCCGCACACATCCAACAGCGGTCGCCCCAGAAGGCCATCCGGGCACGTAACTGCTCCGCGCTAAAGGGCACTTGAAGTGCGACTCGTTGTCTGGCTCGCCGTCGACGTGCTGCCTCTGCAACCTTGTCTGGGTTCTGTGCGCGCCATATGCGACCACGCTCTCTTTCCCAAGCAGCGTTCTCTACCCGCCAACGACGATTCTGCTCGGCTACCTTGTCCGGATTGGCTCGCTTCCACTCTCGAGCTCGCCGAGAGTGGTTGTCGCGATCCTTCTCGTACCAAGCGCGGCTGTAGATTGCCTTCCGTCCGGGGTTTCGGGTCGCCCACTCCCGGTTATAGGCATTCACGGCTTGACGACAAGCATCGCAGGGTGGTTCGCCCGCCCTACGATGTCTCAACCATCCTGCGTGAGTTCCTGTACCAGATTGTCCGCGACGTAGACCCCTCTTGATTGGAGGCTCACAAATCACAGCGAGACTCCCTTCAGTCAGGAAAGGCAGCCGACAACGCGTTCATCCAACTATCCGCATACTCGTCAAGAGCGAAACCGTCGACCACTTCGGTCAACGCAGGCCCCAACCCGTACAATTGTTCCGGCTGCCACGAGTCGCCCAGCCACGGAAGGAACGGGCCATGCCCGGACACGTTCCGGCCGAACACCTTATGAGACAGAGTGCCGAACACGTTCGCACGGATCGTCGGATTAGACCCCAACAAGACGACCGTCGCCTTCGTCTGAGAAGCACGAGCCCGCAAACCCGACTGAGCTCGAGAACCGCCAGGCGACCGAAGACCTTGAATGGCGGGACGGGCCTTAGATACGACCCGTTCCGACACCCGCTTGTTCGCGACCTGTAAGGTTTTCGCCAGTCGCGGGTCTATACGACGTAGCTCCCTGCGGAGTTCGTCAAGGCCCCTGATGACAACCTGAGTTTCAGCCATTACGAGCTGAACGTGCTCCGAGATGTCGCACCGGACCGCTGCAACGAGATTGAAAAGCCGACCCGGCCACCGACAGGCATGTCAATGTTGTAGGAGGTGAGGATCGCGTTGAACGTGTAGGAGACCATCCCGGACGCCGATCCGGCAGGACCGACAATCACTTCGACAACAGCACCATCATCCCAGTCGGCTACGAACCCGTCGCCGGTCGCATCCCAATGTCCACCACCAGATATGGTGGAGTCGCGGAGTCCGGGAATGTACTCTTTGTCGTCGTCGCCGAAAGCGGTCACCTCGGCGGTTTCGACCATCTTGTCGAGTGTCGCCGAATCCAAATAGACAGAAACGTCGTCCGCGTCGATCGACACGTACGCGTTGGAACCATGGACAGCAGCCATTGACTGCTCCTTTCAATAGAGGGTTTAGGCCCGCCTGTTGCGAGCGAAACTGCAAGAGATCGTCATGCTGGTAAAATCGTCAGCCGTCACAGCAAAACGAAGGTATTGGTCGATCTGGCCGGACACGGACAATCGTTCCGAGCCGACCCCGGCGATCTCGGTGAAGGTGATCAGATCCGCCCAGTCGGCATCGTTGGCCGAATCCTGAATTTTCACCGTGGCCGTATTCCCCGAAAAGGCGGTCACATGAACATGACCGACCCCACCGAAGGCGCTCGACGCACCATTGTCCACGGATGTTCCGTTGAACGTGGTCGTCTCAGCTTCGAGCGGTTGGAGGAACACGCCGGCAACCCGCACCCCACCGTTCGCCGTTGCACCGGCAGTAATCCGGACAGCATCGTTGACGGTCGGTCGGATCTGATAGCCGGTGTTCAACGCTTGGAGGAGAATCGCCGGACCTCCCAGCGTGGCGGACCCGCCGATACCGACAGTGATGATCGAGTCCGTACCGAGGGCTGCCTCGAGAGTGGAGTCGACCGCTCCCGCTTCACCGTCCCAAACCCCGTTCAACGACAGCGACCCTGACCCTTGTCCGGCGATATAGAGTTTGTCGTCGTTGCCGAACGTGGTCACGTTCACCGTCTGCGCCTGTTTCACGACTGACGCCTGAGTGAAATACTGGGATACGTCGAACTCGTCGAGAAGGACCGAACCTTTAGAACCGTGAACGGCCATTTATGCCTCCTCTACTTTCCGACCGAACCAAGTTTCAGGCAGCTGATCGTTGAACCGGACAGGTATCAGCAAGCCAGACTCCACCCGGTATTCGGTGTCGCCGTCTTTTAGGTCGACGCCTACCAGGGCGCGGTAACGAGGTTTCTTCTCTTCGAAAGTCACGGGAGTCTCCTAAACGTTGGCAGTGGCAGTGACGGTCGCTTCGATGACCACACCAACCCGACCATCAGAAGCGAACGGGACCGATTCGAAAGCTGCTACTTCGGCGAACATGACCGTGGAAGACACCGACGACGACGCTCGCAGTCCGTTCTCCACCGCCGAGAAAATCGTTTCGGCTCGCTCCTCGCAGGCTTTCATATCGTCGTTGTCGCCGCCCGGTTTCGACGCCACCACGAACAGTTCCACTGTCATGTCCTCGTCGACCAGCCGGTTAGCGCCGCCCATCCCTAACGGTTCCTGGTCGACACGTATCCGTCCCAGGTAGATCCGGTCGTCGAACGACACTTCACCCAACGGAGGGAAATCCGTGACCATCACCCCAGTAATCGACTGGGCTGTGAGACGAGCGTTGATCAGGGAGACGAGAGCCGTGCGGACATCCTGAAACTTGGAGCTCATCCGACCAGGACCCTGTGATCGTGACGAGACACCCAATCATTCACGTCTGGGACTCTCGAGACGTTCTTCATTGGTCCGCCCGGTTGGACTAGCTGAGTGGTCCCGTATTCGCCTTCAACCCTGATCGCCCGGTCCGGGAACGCGGAAGGGACCAGCCGGTCGACCAGAATTTTCAAGGCGATACGGTCGACACCGTCGATCAGGAACGGAGATCCGTACACGTATTCGACGGTTATGTTGTACGGGTTGGCCGCGGTCGCATGAGTCCACACACCCGTTTTGAGGATCAGAGTTTCGGAGATCGGGTCGATTTCAACGTTGGACAGGGTGACTGCGGTGCCGCTGATCGACGCGGACAGGACGACCGCTACATCGTTGAGTCTTCCCGACCGGTTCAGCATGTACCCGTCGGAGGTCCGGCAGATTCCCTTACGGAGTTGCAGGCGAGTAGTCCCGTTACCCGAGAATACGATGCGGGCGTAGCGAGGTATCCACGCCCGGCCCGTCCAATATTCGAGGTCGTCGACAATCCGAGAGCGTTCGTCGGAGATGACCTCGTCGGGGTATTCGGTGGCGGACGCGAGGGGTTTCAACGCTGACGTTGCGTCGGCTTTCGCTCCGAAACTGCGGGCTTGTGCTTCGGTGAACAGCCAGTTCCCGACGACTTCGATCCGGTCGACCAGTTCGGCGGACGTGTCCGAACGTATCCAAGTGGCTTTCAACTGTTTCGGATTGGTCTGGTCGGCCAGTGAATACGTGTAGGTTCCGTCCTCATTGTTCGTTGTGGCGGTCCCCGCAGCGACCACGGCCGTCCCGTTTCCGTCTACGAATCCGACCGTGACGGTTCCGACATCAGTGGCGGTCCCGTCGACATACCACGTTTTCGTGATCGAGTAGGGGCCTGCATTGGCGAGAAGCTGGCTCAACTGGAACTCCCGACTTTCAATGATCCGGACAGGGCGGACAGGGTCAGACGTGAACTTTCAGCGGTCACAGCCGTTTTCCCTGACAGGTCAGTGACCGTGATCCCGCCCTCCTGGTAGACGATGAACAGGAGTTGGCCGAGGACGATGATGATCCGGCCGCCACTGTTGAATACTGCTGTCGTAGCGTGTGCGGCGGATTGGAGGATGGTGATACTGCCACCAGCGTTCAAGACAACTGCTAAGACATGGGCTGCTGTGACTGTGGCGGATAGTCCTCCACCAGTGTTCACCGTGGCTGCCGCCGTATGGCCTCCTGTGAGAGCGCCGGTTAATCCGCCTCCAGTGTTGAAGGTTGGGCTTGCCGCATGCCCTCCGGAGACTGCACCGGTGAGTCCTCCGCCGCCGTTCAGGACTCCTACAACCGGATGGGTGGGGACTAGGACTGCGGTGAAGCCGCCGCCAGTGTTGAACGTTGCGGCCACCTGATGTTCTTCGGCTGCGTCAATGTCGAAGGCCGACGAGAAGGCCGAGGAGTAGGCGCCGGCCATGTCAGGCCAGTTTCAGTAGCGGCCCGAAAGTGACGATGCTGTCTCCCGCCGCAGCCTCAGACGACCAGACCAGACCCCAATGCGTGGGGGTCATCGTCTTGGACACGTCGGCAACCCCGAACGGCGACCAGGTGATCCCATCAGGAGAGGCATCGAAAGCCCACTCGTTGTCGGCCTGGTAGGTGAGTCGCACCCACAACCAGGGGAGCGTCGAACCCAGAAACCCGACAGTTGTCAAGGTGGCTGCGTTGACCGCCGTGATCGTCCCGTGCCGTATCCCCATCCTCAAGTTCGGACCTGTCAGGTGGAGCTGGTAGGCGGCCATTACAAGATTGGAAGTGCCTATCACCCCATCGGTGAAACAAACGCCAACCCATCGGGCGTTAGCGTCGAGAGTCATCAGCCGGATCGGGACCGCGAACGAATCGCCTATCGAAAACGTCCGGGCTTGAAGCAGGCCGTTGGCGTCCTGCGTCGACTGACCAGAGAACAAAGCCGACACTTTCCCCACGACCTCGGTGATCGTCTGAGATCCCGAAGTGGTGATCTCTGTGAAGTCGGCTACCTGGGTGCCGTCCCAGTAATAGTCCTCGGCGTCGAGCGCTGCAGGCGCGTCGGGTAATAGTGAATACTCGGAGATCAACTGGTCGCGGTGATCCTGAGCCGAAATGTCACCAGCTGTGTTATCCGCTAGCAGAGTTTGAAGGGCGGAGAGAGACCGGACCGTGTCGACCATCAGGCCGGGTCCTGGTCGAGGGCCAGGGTCGCAGTCGTAATCTCAAGAGTGCCCTGCGAGCCGAACATTTCATCAGTCGTATCCACCTGACCGAGAAACGTGCCGTCCGTTTCCGCAGTCCACGCACCAACAAACGCGACCGTAGTAGAAGCAGGAATATCCAAGGTCACTGACGAGGAGAGAGCTTTCGACCCGCCAGACGCAGCATCATACGTCGCCTCTATCCGAGCGTAAGCCGGAGAGCCGCCGGACACTTCGTTCGCTCCCGTCAAACCCGGCGAAGCGGTATGAGCGGAAAGCCAGATAGCGTTCGCTCCGGCGTCCAACGCGTCGAGCATCAGATCTTTGGCGTCATCCGTGAACTCTTGGGCCATCAGTCAATCCTTTCAAAGAATGGGGGGGGGAGGGCCGGTCGTGCCCAGGGAGGGTGGCCCCGACCAGGCCACTCCCCGACCTATGAATCGTCGGGGCTTCCTGGCTCATACTCCAGGGTGATGAAGGTCTCCATGCCTTCCCAGCCGTGCGCCGTGATCGTGTCGTACGCCCACCATTCCAACCGGTTCCAGTTGTACAAGTCAGCGACCCGGGCGGTGAACATGAGGAGCCGTTTGATCAGCCAGTCCACGGCTCCTCCTGCTTCCGACGGACCGCCGCTTCCACACTCCGAGCTAGTCCCACCAACGGAGGTTTCTCCACTTCGCGTCCCAGCGGAATCCGCACGTTGTGAACAAGACTGTTCATCGCCCACTCCAACCTCTCGTCGAAACTCCACTGTTCCGGATAGAAGATCCGTTTGGCAGCTCCAACATTCCAATGTTCGTGAGCTGGATGGTCGAACAGGTCGAACCGCATGATCTCTCGCCGATCGGCATACACCGACATGCAGACCCCACGACCAGCATCATCGTCTCTCGTATACACGTCGACGCGGAGGCCGCCACCCTCAAACGTTTCAACATTGTGACGAGGCCAGTCCCGCATCATGAACGGTCACCTCTCGAACGGTGACGGTTCGGGGAACAATCCTGCGAGTAGCCGTTCAGCGCCGGACGCCGTGAAAGAATGTTCACTGGTCGACAGGAGTCCTATGTCCAGTTCGGCCAGTTTCGTAATCCGAGCCGACGAATTCGACTTCGGATCTAACGGAATTTCCACCGGATCATCGACAATCAGATTCCCGTAGACCGACCGCCACGACAACGGTGTTCCCTGATACAAGTGGAGCGGAATCAGATGACGGTTGTAAAGACTCGGCGTGTGCACGTCGAACATGAACGGATCAGCAACACCCTGAGCGCGGCACACGTCGCGTGCTTCCGCCAGCCAACCGGAACGGCCCGTCGGATTCGACACGTCACCCAATCGTCTGATCCGATAGGACAGCCGTTCACGGTCCACATAGTTCGGAAACGAACCACAAGGACGAAGGAAAAAGTAGTCGTCCGACATGAGCACAAACTCGTCGGACAAGCCATCCAAACCGGGAAGAAGCATGAACTTGTCGTTCAACGTCCACCATTTGAATTCGCCGTCCGGGAACGGAACATGATTCACGTTCCGCACCCAATCAGGACACCCGCCGACAAACCAGACAGTCCCATGGTCGATCATCGCCAGCGACCTCAAAGAAAACTGGAGTTCCGGACGAGGCGGCGACTCTTTCAGAAAGTAGACGACGTCACGAACCACGGACTCTCCCTATCAGCTCCGACGTTGACACCCGCCGCAGCGACGGAACTAACACGAAGGTCACCTTGTGGGCCTCCATGAATTGGGAGGTCAACTCGTTCAGCTTGTAATAGTCGGACTGCACCCAGTCCGACCCTTTCACCAGGTAGGCCGGCCTGACCCGCTCCACCAGTCCACGAATATCATGGACAGGCTTTTCGACCACGTCGAACACCCACGGCAACTCCATGAGCGCAGCCTTCCGTTCCGCCCAAGAGCGGACGGGACGCCGTTTCACCGACCCGGCAAGATCGTCAGACAGCAGCCCGACGTAGACGATGCCGAATTCGGCAGACTTGCGGAGCAGCCGCAGATGATCCTCATGGAGCCAGTCGAACACTCCACAGGTCAAAACCCGCATTCGACTCAGTCGATAAGGTCGAGATCGTCCGTCTCGACGGGCTCACTCTCAACCTCAACCTTGGGTTCAACCTTCGGTTTCACCGCGGACCGTCTCCGACCAGGAGAAGCCGTAGCCTGCTCGACGCCTAACAGCTCATAAGTATCCACGAACAATTGTTCGCGGCCTTTTACTCGAGGATCGTCAGACCGGTAGCTTTCCCCGGCGTGAACGAACTCCGGGTAGCCGATCACAGCGAACGTTTCGAGAGCTTGAAGCACTTTCACAGGCTTCGACATGGTGTATCTCCTTAAATCAGGTAGTAGGCTTGGACGGAACCGGTCATAGCGTTCTCGTCGCTATGTGTCCACGTCACACGCCACTTGTAGTTGAGCGGAGTTTTCTCAATCTGGTTCGCACGGTCGGTTGGCGCGGACGGATGCAGAAGCATCAACGTCGTACCGGTCCCATTGATGGTCGCCGAGGCGAGACGAGTGGTCCACTCGCCATCCTCCAGCTTGTCATCAACGTCGACCACGAACCCGGTCGAAGCCGCACCGTCAACAGTCACGTTGGCCAGGATCAGAACCCCGCGGTATTGGGATGCGTTGATCTCGTACGTGTCGGACACGTAAATACCCGACTCTGCGCCCGTATTGTCACGAGCAGCCGAAGCGAACACGGCGACAGGCTGAGCCGGATAGAAAGCATGTGTGGGTCTTCCCATTTCAAATCTCTTTCCGAAGGGTCGGGTGGGGGCCGAAACCCCCACCCGATCAAACCCTTCTACTAGGAAGCGGTGGCCACGGTAAGAACCCGGAAAGCAGCATCCACGACGGAGTCTGCTCCGACCCTCCAGTGTGCGAACCATCCACGCTCACCGGTCGGGAAGTTGTTACTTCCTCCGACCAGGTTCGGGATGTACTCGATCGACATGCCGATCCGATCCACGATCACATACTGTCGGAAGTCGCCGAACAGGAGAATGTGGTTGTTGCCGTCGGTCTCCGACGCGTCAATGGCCGAGAAGGCGTCCATGTCGGACGACTCGTACAACCTGCGACCCAACATGACCTGCGGGGAATCCCCAGACAGGTCGGTCAGGAACCCGTGATAGTTGTTGGCCGTAGCGAACTGACGGATAGCGTTGATGGTCGACAGGTCAGCAACCCACGACGCACCCGGACGCCACCTCGGCGGCAGGGCAGCCTGCAGCTTGTAAATGTCCGCAACAGCGAACACTTCAGCAGTGGTCGGAGACACTTCCGAGGAACCACCGTCAAGAGCGGTGATAACCCCGATGGGCTCACCGGAACCGGCACCGTTGATGAAAGCAGTGCCCTCCAGACGGTCCTTACCGTCGGCGATCGCCATGGCAAGGTCAGCCTCAATGTTCTGATAATCCTGGAAGATTTCGAACGAACCACGGACGAAGGCGGCAGCCTTCTCCACAGGAATGTTCGGCTGGGCGAACGTCACGCTGTGCTCGGAAGCCTCAGTGCTCTCTGCGAGCCATGCAGCGTCCACACCAGCAGACGACAGGCCGTTCCAAGCATCTGTCACAATCGACACGTTCCTGGCAATCTGACGGATCGGGTTCACAGTCCCCGTGTTCGTCAGGATCAGAGTCGCATCAAGAGTGAACGGCACGGCGAAACCACCAGTCGTGGTCGTCAACCCCATGGCCGTGCGATACTCGTCCAGAGCTGCGACAGACGAACGCTCGTCGTGTGTCCACAGATCTTGCCGGCCGCACATGGCCTTATGGAACGCCTTCCGATAGTCCTCGTTGCCGGTACGGAGCACCAGGTTGGCGATGATCCCACGAGAGTCATCAACCTTCTCCAGCTTCTCCGTGACAGCTCCACGCTGCTCGTCGGACAAGTGCCCTTCAACCTGCTCGATGGCGGTGCGAGCACGACCACGAAGCTCCCCGGTGGGAGTGTTCCAACGAAGATCGTTCAAGTCGAACGGGTCCTTCTTCACGTTCACGTTGAAGTTGACACCGTCAACCAGGTTCTTCTTCTGCTCGGCGAGCTTCTCGATCCGATCGAGCCTCTTCAACTTCTGAGCAACTTCCGACTTCTCCTCCGCAATCGCGGTGAGACGAGCCTCGTTCTCAGCGAACTTCTCCTCGTCCTGCTCAGCAGGGTCGAGGTCAGCGATAGTCCGCTGCTCTTCAATCAGTTCGTCGGCTTCGGCCGCGAATGCGACCAGCCGCTCTTCTAGGGCCTTACGGTCCATTAGGTAGTCCTTTCATGGACGCGACAAACCAGACGTGGTGTCGCGCGGGGATGCCAGAGACCTAGCTGGCGGGATGTATCAGCCCGTACAGTTCGAGACTGCGGGCAAGGTCGACGTGCGGCTGTGCAGACTCGGCTGCAGCGGCGGCACGTTCAAGGTCGCAGACCCGGTCGCGAAGGTCGGGAACCTTAAGGAACCAGTCCCGGATCTCCTTTTCGGGGTCTGCGAGAAATCTGAATGCTGATGCGGCGAGAGAAGCGTGCCGCGTGATGCCGGCAGACCGCAAGGCGCCGTCCATCGTGTGGAGGGCTGAACGCTGGTAACCGAGATGGCGGAATCCCGCGGCAGACGTCTCAGACGTTGTCTGCGGGAAAGCAGGGAATACGACCGGGCCAACTTCGAACAGGTCCGCTCGGAGGATCGTCCGAACCGGGACTTCCAGGTCGTTATCCTCGGAAGGCTCCTCCCACTGGTCCTTCTCCACCCGAAACCAGACAGAAGAGCCGGTCACGTCCCGTCGTGCTACCCGCGCGTGGATTCCGAGCGCGTTCGGATCGTCCGGGTTGACAGTCGCCTCGTAGACCAGCCCCTTCTCCGGATCAGTCAGAGCGAGAGTGTCGGGGGTGCGGGCGATCAGATTGTTAATGTCATGGTTGAACGTCGAAATAATGTCGGCGTCCGGACGGGTGATCGCACTCCGCCAGGCTCCGGGAGCGACAATCTCATCCCAATCTTCCGACCAGCCCTCAATCCTGGTCGACTGGTCGTAGGGGCTGCCGAGCCCTGAAATGATCATCGGCGCGGAGTCAGCATCGCGGGCTTCCACGGTCGACGTGTAACCGCGGGCTTCCAGCCCGCCGGGGCCGAGCTCTTGAGCGAAACGTTCACGAATGTCAGTCATCAGGCGTGTCCTTTGACGGAAGGGGGTTGGAAAGGATCGGGGAAAGCGTTAATCTGAAAGTACGTGGAGGTCGGTGGTTCAAATCCACCCCGGCCCAACGGCAGTCGACTGCCAGAGGGATCACCGGTAGCTCAGGTTGGGAGAGCACCACGATTCTTGGCTAGAGGGTTCGTCACTCCGAGAGGAGTCGCCCGAGAGGGATAGAGCGGTGATAACCGGCGGCGGACCCTCAAACCAGACGTCAGTCGTCATCAATCTCAGGTTCAGGGTCAGGCTGTTCAGAGCCGGGCGGCTGCAATTGCACGGAAAACAGTCCAGTGTGCTTCAAAAGAGTGAAATCGTCGTTCTCGATCGCCTTCACAACAGAGTCCGCCTCATATCCCGCATCCAGCAGAGATCGAATCGACAGGGCTCGAGTGTTCTGAATCTCCGCTGCGTCCTTCTCATCTTCCCGAAGGAACGCAATGTCCCGTTCGTCATACCACAGTTCGGAATTGCGGGGAACCGTCACGATCTGCTCATAACTGCCGCAAAACGAACGCCACAGTGGACGGAACAGCGCGTCCGCGACCCTCCGACGGGCGGCCGCATAGTTCCCTGCGTTCAAAGAAGACCCGGCCATGCCCTCCGAGAACTGGGCCATCACCGCACCGACACCAGACGCAGCAGCAATCCTCGTTTCCCCGGCGCCCTGCACCACCTTGAAGTCGAGCTGCTGCATGTCCGCCCCGACCACCGTCGCATCCGCTCCAGCACCCAGATACAAGGTCCGGTAGGCGTTGCCGACACCCTCATACTGTTGGCGGAATAGGGCAGTCCACTTTTTGAACGTGTCCACATCCGAAATGTCGTTCTTCACGATCATGTTCGGCGTGGCACCATTCTCGAAGAACTTGTTCTTATGTGCCGAAGCGAGCTTGTCGCCTTGGATTTCACGGACGACCGGAGTCAGCCAGGACATGCCCCGAAAGTTCGCTATCGGATCAGGAACCGGAGCCCAATGCGCCACATTCTCAGGCAGGTAGAAGATCGGATCGGAATACTTGTTCCCCTTCGGATGGTACAAGTAGGCGACCACTTCAGCCTCAGGATCATCCACAACGTCCATGTCCGACCGGTCAGAGCCGAGCAGGATCGACACCCAGTCCGGACGGAGCCTCACCACCCGGCTACCGGAACGGACTGCGAAATGGTTACCCGCCAGATCCGCATCCAAGATTGCCCGAGTCAACAGGTCGCCGGTCGTCTGCCCCGGACCGGGACGGTGAAGAACGTTCAACGACGAAGTGTGGTGCAGTTCGCCCGGCCGCCCGTTAACCAGCTTTCGGTACATCAGCCGCGCCTCAGAGAACACCATCATCCGGACCAGTTCGCAGGCGAACACGATCCCATTCGACTTATACGCCCCCGACACGTAACCGTCGAACGATGACGGAATCTCCTCCCGATCCCCATACAAAGTCTGATTCAACCCGTACGGGTAGGTCACACCATTGAACCCGAAATAGCCGGCAACATCACCAAGACTCAACTCGGAGCGGCGTTCACCTTTCACAAAAGCGGCGAGCAGATCAACCATCCGTACTCCTTAGCGAAGTGAGCCCGCCGGCAATCAGAAACACCGAACCGACCACCAGGCCGGCACGCCAGTCAAAGTAGAAAACAGCAGCCACCGCCGCCAACACCACACCAACCAACACTGCGCCAGTTGCCAGAAGACGAGCCTGAACCGGAGTCATACGAAATCGAAGTTCGGGAAAACATCGGTGGTGATCTCGCCAGCCTTGATCGCGTCGCCCAAAGCTTCATGGGCGAAAGTCATGGCTACTGCCAAGTCGATATGACGGTCGGGTGCTTTCTTAGCCAACTTCCACCTTCCGTCCTGAGAGCCACGTCCACCGAACCGGTCACGTCTCGCATTTCCCACATGACGACGCAGGTTCGGGTCGCCGGCATGTTTGAAGCCCGGCAGGTCGTCCAACTCTTTCTTCGCGAGGGTCGCCTTCACGCCGGTCACCACTCTCGAGGCGGCATCAGCCAGACGGCGTTGCGATTGGGGAAGCTCCATCACTGGAGGCGAACCGAACGCCTCCGCCCAAGTGTCATGGTCCGTCTCCCAATACCGCGGGTCGCCATACCAACGGACCACCCGGTAATCGGAGAACACTTGCCGGACCGTCTCGTGCACTTCGCTGCGAGGAAGAACCCACGTCTTCCCGGTCCGTTCCCACAAGCCGAGCACGACCGTCAACCCGTCCGAAGCGCGGACACCCACCATGCCCGTAGCGTCACCACCATGCGACCCGTCGAAGCCGACACAGATCACGTCCCGCGGTTCTAACTTGGCGCCAGGATCGGCCAGCTTGTCCCATTCCCGCAACGACAGGAAGTCCGCGTCAGTGGAAGACGGCCGGTTTAGGAAAAAGCGGATCGCATCCGACTTTTCCGTTTCCGGATCGCGGATCTCCGCGACAATCCCCGGAAGGTCCATCCACTCAGCGGCCGGACCGTAAGCAGTCTCGAGAGCAGCGAGTAGAGCCTTGTCGTCGTCCCAGTCGAACTTGTCCGGGTCAGGACCCTCACGATGGTCGAACACGACATCGACGGGAGGTTTCTTCCCGGTCAACGCCCGGTGAGTTGTCTCAGCGACCGAATCAGCGCCCGCCTCGTACATGGTCGTCGTCTCCAAAGACCACGGTTGCGCCGCCTTACGTTTCCGCAGGTTCCTTCGCACCGTCGCATGCATCTGCCTGAGCTCCGGAAGCACATACAGGTGGGTTTCGTCGAAAACCGCGAAGGTCTCCTTCCCGCCGTCCTTCGACGAGTTAGCCGCTGTCGACGGTCGGATCTCCCCACCGCCAGGAAGGAACGTGCGAGTCAACCCAACGTCGATCTTGTCCAGTCGGCCAGCGTCGACCGCGTCCGACAGCATGAAATGGACGTTGTCGTAAGTGTTGCCCGACTGGGTTTCCTCAGTGGCGAGACACCGGATGAATGGGTAGGTCGGAGGACGACCGACAGGCTCACCCTTCTCGAACTCGTAACCCCACCAGGAGGTTTCACCCGCAACCGCCCAATGGTCAAACCGGACAGGACCCAACGCTTCCCCGCAGACGACCATCCCCGCCAGTTCAGATTTCGCCCGACCCTTCGACCGAGAGAGAATGTAACGACGGACAAGCCGGCGACCATCACCATTCAGCCCGTAAGCCCGGACCAGGACAGCGGCGAACTCGTCGTCCAATTCGATCGGGTCGCCCTGCACGTCTCCCGGACCGTGTCTCAGAATCGTCTCAACCCAGTCGGCAACCTGCCAGCCGAGCGTGATCAGCTCAGGCGCCACCCTCAAGGACCTTCAACACGGACGCCTTGCGATTCCTCTGCTTGCGCGCAGGAACATCCGCCTCCGGTTCCACACCGAACCGCCAGCGAAGCTGGATCATCGCCTTCGGGTTCAACCCATGCCGATCCTCGTGCTGACGGATCTCCGCAGACACACGATGTGCCTCCGCCCGGCCAGCAAACAGATCGTCCATCAAGCTCGCCAACGTCCACAACGACTCCCCCGAAGGCTCCCACATGACAGCCTGACCCTTGCTCCACAACGCCACCCACCAATCAGAAGTCTGCTGCTGCCAAATACGGAAGTCGGGAAGGTCCGGAGCGGACAAAGCAGACTCGATCGGAACGTCGGCCCACTCAAACGTCGGCTGGTTCCGCCTACGACGCTCCTGGTCGGGTTTAGGGGTCGGACCGGACATGAGCGAAATCTCCTGGAAGAAACGGAACCCGTACACACAACGAGATGGC